ATCTCTAAGTATTGAGCCTCTTGTGCTAGGTCGTCTATTTCGTGGCAATTATGTCTGCCTTCGTTTTTTAGTTTGAGTATCTTCTTGGCCATACATCTGACTTTTTTTAAGATCTGCTCTGTTGTGTGCATCATCTGTTTATTCCCCAAATAATTAATTGTTCTATAACTTCTTGAACTGAGTGAACCACACCAACCTCTCCGCCAGCTTGTTCAATCCTTTCGATCATTGCTTTCTGAGTTATGCTCAATGCACCTGCTCTGGTGTCTGTCTTTGGTTTTTTAACTTCCAAGAAGTATGCCATTGAATCATTCACTATAGCTATATCTGGTACACCGCTCTTAACCCCTTCTGCCTTTAGTTTCTTAGCGGTTATTAGATTACGATTGCCCCCATTTGGAACGGCATACCACATCAAACCCCTAACATCTAGGTACTGAGCTATGGCTACTTGGACTTGTCTTTCAGTTTCTCGCATAACTGTTCAATGTCCTGTGCCAGGTACATGGTTTCGTTTTCTTTAGTCACTCTGGCAATCTTCTGAGAAAGCTCAAGTATTTGCTTAATTAACTTTTCCATTTTTCCCTTTCACTTTTTTGCGTGTTGGTGTCCAAGGGTTGTGTTTAATACCCACTTGCAATTCGATCTTCTCAACCCTTTTGCGTAATTCTTTAATTAGTGTTTCCATCAATATCCCAAATTAAAATAACTAAAAATGCAACCCATAACAGTGCTGCGCCTACTAAATATTCAAACATAACCCATTGCCTCTATATACAAATCCTCCGGTCTTGGCAAGGTGATCCCCAGTTGTGCCATTTCCATGTCTATCTTTTCTAAAAAATCCTTAAATTCCTTAACTTTTAAATTCTTAGAGCTTGGCTCTTTGATGTCTCCATCTTCATATTCAATTCTGATTAAGAATTTGTGCTTAAACCCAGTGTGCAGTCCTTTGTGCCACTTACTATCCTCAAAGTAATCATGCACTGGCATCCCTGTTTCTTGATTGATAATGCCTAACCACATCCAATACAGTTTGTTTTGCTTTTGTGATCGGGTGTCTTTGTCCTCTCTGATCTCAATGACTGCTCTTTGAGCATCAGGGTATTGGCTAAAGTGACTAACAATCATTGCCTCAACAATGTGTCTTTTTTCTTTGCTGCGTTGGATTATTCTTTTCATAAAAAATTCACACAAACAATCACAATAGGCAAAGCCACAAAAGGCAATTTGAGGCACGTATGGCACTCAATAATTTTCTTAATCATGTCTTATCAACCCCTGCTTAACCAATAACTCTTGAGTGCGTTTCATGGCTAGTAGGCCTTGATAATCTAACCACTCGATCTCATAGTTCATGTTCTTGCGTCTATCGTAAACTTCGTGGCAGGTAAAACAACTATAAAATCCATGAATATCAAGTGATTTCTGACCCATGCCAGCCCCATTGATATGAGCAAACACAGTGGTTTCGTTTTCACCACCGGATTGACAACCTTCGAGTCTTATCTGGCAAGGTTGTGCTTTTGCGGATTTAGTGATCTTGCTCATCTAACCCTCTTAACCGATAACTCAACAATCCAATTACATTTAACTTTTAAATTTGTCATCAAACAGTTGTCCATTAGTCTTAGTAAATAGCCATTGTTTAAGTTTTTATTGAGTAAATCAGTGGCTTTAAACCTGCCTAATCTGTCTGCCAGTAATAGCATTTCTTTAAAGATTGATCGAGTGTTGGGTAATAAAAAATCATTAGTCACAATGCCACTTTTCAAGGCTTGGTGGATTGAGTTATTGACAGCCATTTGGCCTATGACATCTTCCTCGTTCCAAACGATGTGTTCTTTTCTTATAGCCATTGCATTGATACCCCATTGTAATTATCAATCCACTGCAACGATTCATCGTGAAACCAAAATCCAAACTTCCCTGTAAATTCACCATTGCGTTGTTTATCAACAATGAATAAACCGTCTGGATCTGTGTATGAATACGAGCTTTTATTCTCAATGGCCTTTCTTTTTTCATCGTTCAAATGAATTAAAATTACATTAAATGCTAGGTTGGTGATTGAGGCAGAGCCTGATATGTCAAACTTACCAGGGATGTAGTTCTTTGCTCCTACTGGTGATTTCCGAGCATGAGTTACGAGGTGAATATGGATGTTAAATTCTTTGGCTTTGGTGCATAATTCAGCCACAAATCTTTTCTGTGTTTCGCCTTGTTCCTGATCCACACCACACATCATTAAACTATCAATCATTATGTGTTTAATGCCTTTTTGTTCTGCTGACCAATCAATCATGCTCATAATATCTTCTGATTGAACCACGTCTGTTTGATCGTATATCCACAAGCGTAAATCAGTTACATCTTCAAACTTCTGTCTAAAGTCTTGGGTGGGTTTTCTACCACCATAACCTTGTCTCAACATTCGTGCTATGGTCATGGATCCTTTCATTTCCATACTGGCAATTAATACGTTGGTATCTTTGGCTAACCATAATGCTGCTTGACCCATCACCAAGGACTTACCATTGCCATTGATACCTGACCAGATGGTTACTTCACCCATTCTAAATCTAAACAAGTTATGGGTTTTTTCCCAAGGTAACTTATCACCAGTTAAATGAACACCATCATCAAGCATTGCCATTGCTTCATCCAAGAAGTCACTAGCAGGTTTGATTAACTGACGTTGTGATTGAGATTTGTAATTTCTAAAATCATCAACAGAAACGTGATTCATAGTGCATGACTCCATTGATCAGCTTCTGCTGGTTTATCAAACGTATAGTCACACTTGATCGTTTGCCATTCATTTTTCATTATGACTTCCATGACTTGTTCAAAGCTCATGTTGTATTTGGTTGATACGGTATCAATATCATTAATCACACCACTTAATCCTTTTGTTGTTTTAAGTGGTTTTTTTATTTCCTTTCGATAATCAATTAATTTAATGGCTATTTGTTTTTTATCATTGTTAAATTTTGAAAGGTCAACACCTTTGTGTTTAGTGATTGTTTTAGGTAACACTTTGTTAGTTTTCTCTACCTGTACTCTACCTGTATTAACAGCTGTATCTATGCCCCTTACCGAATTGGTAACCGTTTGAGTTACCGAATTGGTAACCGTTTCGTTACTGTTTTGGTAACCGTTACCGAATTGGGTACCGTTACTGTTTTGGGTACCGTTTGAAACCTTAGTTTTCTTAAAGTTTTTAAGCTCTTTAACTCGGTATTCAGTCCATTGGCCTTTACCACCATTACCTGTTTTCTTAACCCAGCCTAAGTTTTCCAACTCAGTAGTAATTGTTGAAACTCTTGATAGTGGGTAACCAGTTCTGTCAGCTATCATCTGCCTACTAATTCTTGCTAGATTAGTGTTAGCCTTACGCCAAGAGAAAATAGCCATTAACACCCTAATTTGTCTGAGTGTTAATCTATCATCAGTCATTATTTCTGGTGGTAAATATAGATTTGGTATGTCAATCATAGCTCAGTATTTCCTAAACCTGCCGTAAGTCCGCTCAATTTGTTACTTGGTTCAGCACTGGCTATTGCAGCAGCCTGAGTGGACAATATGAACTCATGATTAAATATTTCTTGAGCAATGAGTGAACGTATAAGCCCTGACATGGACATTCCCTTGATCTGGCAAAGGCGTTTGGCTTTTCTGAATTGCTCCTCTGTAACGAATGCTCTTAGTTCTAATTCAAATTTGTCGTTCACTCGTTCCCCTAGGTTAGTTGTGGATTTTTACGACTTCCACTTGTCGATAATCCTGTTAAAATTAAGTTCGCTAAAACAACAGGAAAATTTGATGTTATTTAAAAATATCAGGTCGCAGATCTTCTCGTTTGATCACACCGTCAGTTACTCGTTCGATTTCAATCGCCCTTTTTATAGGCACTTCACGCACAAACCAAGAATTAACCGCTTGAGGCGTTACTTCAAACGTTCTTGCAATGTTGGCTTTGTTACCAAAATATTGAATAAACTCTTTCATGTTCGATATTATAAACAAAAATGGTTATTAGCAAACAATAATTAATCAAAAATGATTAAATTAATTTTAAAGTTGCTAGATGAGAAGAATATCAGCAAAACTAAGTTTGCTTTTAACCTTGGAGTCATCCCCCAAATTGTCAATAATTGGATAGTTAGAGATAGCGTTCCAAAAAAATACATACCTAAAATTGCTGAGATATTAGACATCTCAATGGATAATTTACTACTTGGTCGTGATTCTTTATCCAACACTTTCAACTTTGACTTATTGGATATTCAAGCCAGTGCTGGCACAGGTGTTGCTTTGCTTGATGAGTCAGTAGTACAATCAATCTCGATAGACAAAGATAAATTCCAAGAATTGTTTAAGTGTGCGCCTACTGATTCAATGAAGATCATCAACATCAAAGGTGATTCGATGACCCCAACTTTCAAAGATAATGATTTTATTCTGGTTGATATTGCCAACATCACTCTATCCGATGGTGTGTTTGTTTTTAGAGTGAATGACGAGCTTTATGTTAAACGATTGCAGCGCCTGCCTAACAAAGTGGTGGCCCTTAGTGATAACTCTAATTACATTCCTTTTGACTTGCCTGAAAACACCGAGATTGTGGCTCGGGTCGTTTGTGCTTGGCAATTTAACTCGCTATGAACTGGCTTGATAAAATCAAAAAACTAATGCTCGATCAAGGCATTACCCAAGACGATCTGATTCCTGTGCTTGCACCCTTATCAAAAAACAAAACAATAACAAGAGGTGCTATTGGACATTACTTTACGGGTCGGAGTGAGCCGTCAGTAGGTCAAATAGAGGTGATTGCAAATTACTTAGGGGTTAGCCTTGCTTACTTATTTTCTGGCAAAGAACAAGCCAATACGGAGTTATTAGAAAAATCAATTAAATTAGTACAAAAACACAAACTCGATCCCAACCAACAAGCCAAGCTCATTGCCTACATTTATGCTGAATTATCGGCTGGTGAGATTATCACTAAAGACAAGGTGAAAGAACTGGTTAAATTGCTCTGATTTGCGCCAAACTTAAATAAAGCGTATATTCATAAGTCGTTTTCTTACCATTTCCATTATTTGCTAAATTTCTCTTTTTAGTACCCTCTACACCCCTCTAAAACATCCTTTTTAGGCACTTTTCCGTCCTAATTTTGATTATTCCCTAAATTTTTAACCCTCTACAAGTCTTGTTGTGGTTAAGTTATAATCATTTTTTAATCTTTTTTAATCATTATTGTTGACTCTTATAATCTTTTTAGTTTATAATGTAATTGTCTGATAGTTAAAGACGTTATGAAAAAAGGAGAGTTATGAACCTACAGGATTTTAAACACCAAGCATTAATAGATCTGCTGGCTAACAACAGTATTGATGTGTGGGAATCACTAGGCGCTGATGCCGTTGCTGGCGAGGGTGTTGAGTTTAGATACAACATCCAAGTCTTAGAACGTCAAATTAAAGCAGCCGTTGTTGATGAGGACGAGGGCGAACTGGGCAAGATAATGTTAAAGCTGTTTATGGATTATCAAGCTGATGTGATTGAGGACAGGGCGCAAGACCTTAAAGCTGAACATAAGCAAGATCAAGACGAACTGCATGGAACACCATTTGACCCTTTGTTTGGTGCTATGCGTGACGCTGGCATGGTTGAGCGTGACTTTCACTAGGGGAATGGATATGTTAATTGAACAAAACCAACACGTAGAAGCATTGGCCCATCTTCCAGCCGAGATATGGAACAAGGTAAAGCATTTACCCACTACTCAGGCTATTGCTCTGGGTGGTCAATTATTATTTGTTAAACGCCAAGCCGATATGAACAAGGCAATAGCTAAATCAATCTGGGGGAATTTGTAATGGACACAATTTTAATAATGCGTTTAGCTTTACTGGTGTTTGTAGTTTTTATTTTATGGCAAATGTTTGATTATGGGAGGAACTCATGAATTTAGTTAAAAAAAACCAAGTATCAACTTACTTACAAGGCAAATCAATCGCCTATCAGACTGGATGGCGAGCTTGCGAACAAGGTAATCCACATCGTCAAGTATCGGATAACTTACACGCCCAGTCTTTGTTTGATCAAGGCTATGGTGAATGTTTTGCCAACAATGAATGTTTGAGGGCAAGCGCATGAATATATATAACGATGTAATCGAGATCTATGTAAATGGTAGCCACGCTACTACCATTGATGATGACTTTATCTATGAGTATCTATGCAAACATTCTCCCGAATCTGTACGAACTGATGATGACGAGATAGAGTATGTGTTAGTAGATGAACACCGTATTGATTACTTGGAGTTAATCAAGCGTAAAGATGATTACATAAGGAAACTACAAGATAACTACGACAAGATTTTTAATGAAAGGAGAGCAGGATGAGCGTATTTGAAACACTTAACAAGATAGATGTTAATGAACACACAGAGCATAAAGGTAATTTAACTTATTTAAGCTGGGCATGGGCTTGGCAAGTCACTAAGCAGCATTATCCAAAAGCTACTTATACGGTTTATGAAAATGGAGACGGTTGGAATTATCACCACGATCTGAAAACAGCATGGGTAAAAACTGGGGTAACGATTGATGACATTGAACACATCGAATATTTACCTGTATTAGACTTTAAAAATAAATCAATAGCACTGGATAAGTTGACCAGTTTTAACGTCAATACAGCTATTCAGCGCAGTCTCACAAAAGCCATAGCACGGCACGGACTTGGACTCTACATCTACGCAGGTGAAGATTTGCCTAGCACACCAATATGGCTTGATAAGTCCATGAAAGACAACTACATAAAACAAATGCTTTCAAGCATTGTTGAGAGTGATGAAGTGGGAATTGTTGAGCTTTGGCGTGATCTAAACAAGGCCCAACAAGGCGACACTTGGAAAGAATTTAACGATACGCAACACGTTTTTATCAAAGAAGCATTGAGTAACACACAAGTATAGGAGAACAACATGGCAGGCATTAACAAAGTAATACTTATTGGCAATTTAGGCGCAAAACCAGAGGTTAAATACGCAAGCAATGGCAATGCTATTGCAAATCTTACACTCGCAACCAGTGAGTCTTGGACAGATAAAAACACCGGTCAAAAACAAGAAAAGACTGAATGGCATAGGGTTTCAATATTTGGTAAGTTGGCAGAGATTGTGGAGAAGTACCTAGACAAAGGCTCAAAGGTTTACGTTGAAGGCAAGCTCCAAACTCGTAAATGGCAAGATAAATCAGGTGCTGATAGATACACCACAGAAATAGTAGTTAGTGGTTTTGGAGGTGTGTTGCAGATGTTAGACGGTAAAGCCAGTGGATCGCAAAACACTAATAACACGCCACAACAAACAGCAGTTGCTCAAGTTACACCTACTGACGGTTTTGACGATGACATCCCTTTTTGACCACGTAGGAATTTAAAATGTTACAATTAAAAACTGTCAAACAATTCGCACAAGAAAGTGGTTATTCAGAAAAGGCCATAAGAACAAAGCTGGACAAAGGCGTTTGGGGTACTGGGATAAAATTCAAAGCACCTGATGGCAGAGTGTTAATAAGCATGGAGGGTTTTGAGCGATGGGTACAAGGTACAGAGGTGTTTCAAAATACAGCGAATCATCAATCAGGATCAACTTCGTTTATCTTGGAAAAAGATGGTATGAAGTTATCAAAGGCTCGCCTTCCGACTCTAACCTAGAGAAGATCGCCCAGCTCAGGGAAGATATAGTAGCTGAGATAAAGCTGGGTATTTTTAGCTACGAGCTAACCTTCCCCGACTCACATAAAAACATACAAAAAGCTAACGACCTTCTTGGTAGAAACTCAAACAAAATAACCACCGGTGAGTATCTACTTACTTGGCACGAATACAACGCACGATCTTTAGAAGAAACCTCAAGAAAAGAAAACCTAAGAATCATCCACACATCCTTATTGCCTGATATTGGCCACATTCCATTGTCAGAACTTAGATGGTCAGACATCAAGACAATGGCTTTAAGCTGGAACAACACAACCAAGTCTATTAGAAACAAATTAGCCCCATTACGCAAAGCATTAAGGCACGCTGTTGACGATGAATTGATTGAATCAAACGTATTATTGGGTAAATCAGTTGATGGCATTCAAAGAGACTTTAACCCTGAAGAAGAAGAAATCTCACCTTTTGACATGAGAGAGCGTCAGGCATTACTGGACGCTTGCAGGCACGAACAAGACCACAACCTGTTTAGGTTTGTGATGTGGACAGGTTTACGCACCTCAGAAGTGGTTAGTGTCACATGGAGCGATATAGACTGGCAAAAAGGCACGATCAGAATTAACAAAGCAAAGCCACGTAAAGCTAAACACATTAAACGCCCAAAAACAAAGGCAGGCGTTAGACAGGTTAAACTATTCCCTGACGCACTCCAAGCACTAGAAGCTCAAAAAGATCATACGTTATTAGTTGGCGATCAAATATTCAATAACCCGAACACTAAAGAGCCATGGAATGGCGATGGAGCAATTCGTGAACACTTCAAGGTGATTTGTAAAAAAGCCAAGGTTAGGTATAGAAGACCTTACCAGTTGCGACACTCTTACGCAACCATGATGCTAATGGCTGGCGAACCGGTTAGATGGTTGTCAAAACAAATGGGCCACGCAACCCCAATGCAAACTATGAACGTCTATGCAAAGTGGATTGATGAAGATTCCCCTAATGCTGGAAGCAAAGCTGTTGAAATGTTCTCAATGATAAATAACAAATCCTGCAAAACTGGATAAACCTACCTCTGAGACACCTTGTTTTTACCTCTCAAAACACCCTTAAAAAAAGACAAAACGTGCTAAAAAACGTGCTACTCGCTCTACAGACCCTACTAAGAGTACATGATGTGCGGGTTCAAATCCTGCCAGCCCAGCCATACTTTTTCCTTAAATATCAATTACTTACATCATATTTAGGGATTTTTACGTCTAAACACCACCTCTTGATACGCCTACATCACAGCGTTTCGTGTGCTACAAAACGTGCTACTTTATGTGCTACTTTTTTTAAGCTATTATTTGCAAACACAATCGCACTTAGGTATCGGCATTACTATCTGAGATCCCATCTGAAACGCCTTACTTGGCATCTGAAACATCTGTCCAAAAAACCCAAAAGATGATACAGTTATAAAAATACCTATAATAAACGCTGTTATTGAACACTTGCTCATACTTTCATCCTATGTTGCACATAACGCCATGCAGGTGTCTTTTCAGTTCCAAAGTTTACTTTAATCATCGACCTTTAGCCATTTGACCACCGAACCATAGTTCAGCAATCATTACAAATACTTCTCTAGTTTCTTGGATAAGTAA